TACCAGTACAGCTTTATTGATCTTGTAGATAATGTTTCCTTCTTCATCTTTAACTAACTCGACAATGCCGGACTGTAATAAGGCACCAACAAAGTTAGTTAGATCTACCTTGAGTGCATCAACTTCTTCACGCAATACATTTCCAGCATCACGCAGTGCATCAATCCTCAAGTTATCTCGGTATTTATTTACTAACGGTTCAGACATTGTAACTCCCTTGGTATCCAGCCATTGTGTCTCGTCTAAGCATCCTGCCAAATTGGTCTTCATCACTAATCTGACACGCTGCATAGTTTACTAGAAGCTGTGCGTAATTAGAAGCATCAGCTGTGTGTGGCCCAAAGCGATTCTTCACGGCAGCCACCTTCAGTGTTCCCTGGCTTGGGTCATAACCCAAGGTCAAGATCAACGCCGGTAGTTGGCTTACCTTGCCGTGAATAGCCCGACGATGTGGCGGATTGATTGGGCTTCCATACTCGCTCTGTTCCGATACGTGGTGCAGTACCAGTACGCACGCTTCTGTCTTGCGTGCCATATCGTGCAACTCCATCATAATCGCACGTAGTCCTGCCCATTCATTGTCAGTCTCTGCTGTTACGTTCATTAGGTTATCTATTACGATCAGCTCCGGCGCGTGACCATATAGTTCAACGTATGCCCGTATCTCTAATTCAAGATCATCAATAGATGGTGATGAATCAAAGACCCACTTGATGTGGCCTAACTTCTCAAAGCGAGAATCGTAGTAGTGACTATCGTTTGCTAAGTTATTTTCTACAGAGATCTGTGAGTGACCGCTGACGTGGGCTGCTGCCCTCATCATCACAGTTGTTGTGTCGGTATCTGCTGAAAAGAACAGCGTAGGCACGCCTGCTTTGATTGCGTAAACCAATGCGAACATTGACTTACCAGCATTAGGTGCTGCTGCAACCATACAAACTTGCCCACGCCGGAACTTAATCTCTTTGGCAGCTAAGCCAGCCCATACATCAGGTAGCGGTGTTGCTCTAGTGAGCACGCCACCCCAAGCACGGGAAAGATCAAGCAATGTTTTTCCTTTCCATTTCTTTAAGACGAGCAATTAAGGTTCGATCTTTATTGGTTAGCCCACCCCAAATACCGTGAACTTCATTAGCAATGCCCCATTCGGCACACTCGCTTTTATGTGGACACTTCTTGCAAACAGACTTTGCAAACGCCATATCCGCAAAACTTCCTACTTCCTTTATATCTGGAAACCAGAAGTCACCGCCTATTTGAGCACAACTGGGAGCTTCATAATCTTTTGGCTCCCGCATTTGCTATCTAACCCAGATAGTGTCGCACTTATCTGGAGCACCCTTTGGTGTTGGACACATCCAACCCGACCAAGGCCCCTTAGCTGATACACCTGACTTAAATGACATAGGTCCGTGCTTACAAGAATTACCAGCTGCTGGTGGTGCTGAAGTAATAGCCGGTGCTGGTGGAGTGTCCTTAAACTGTGCTGCAATAGCAGATACAGCAGGTGAAACAGCAGCTGGTGCTACTGATCCTTGTGATAGTTCTCTACCAGTAGTAATAATGTTCAGTGCGTTCATTGCAATATCTGCAAGTCCTGCTTCTAGTTCACGCACATCTGCTGCGTAAAGATTGATAAGTGTTCCATCAGCCAACTTGTAGTTGACTTGGAACTTGGTTCCTTCTGTAGCCATTTAGTTACCTCCAACTTGCTTTACAGATAGGCGCTGACTCTCAGCGCTTACCTTCTTAGGGATGAACCCTAATAGTTTTTCTACCTCGCTACTATCAACGGTCTCACGACCTTTAATAGTTGACCAACTTACTTCGATACCACTTTGCGTAGTACCTAGTAAACCTACAAAGGATTCTTTCAGAGATTCTTGTTGCTTCTCCATATCCTTTATCGCTTGCCCCAACTGTAAGTACAGCAGTGCGTTCTTGTCAACATCCGCATCATCAATGATTACATCACTAACTGCGGTACGTTCTTTTTTTAGACCATCGCATCCCATCTCACCAGATGCGTCATAGAACTGGCAGTAATGCTGGCAGTAACTAGCATCCTTTTCCGGTGCTGGGAGTTCCTTTGATTCCTTAACAGTTGCGAGCCAACCGAGTGCAGTTAGTGCTACAGATTCGTCGTAAGGTTCTGTGTGTACCTTGACGTCTCTTTCATCGCCGTCCCTAGCAATCGCTACTAGCGACACTCGGTTGACTACGTAACCGTTTTTGGATAGGAGGTATCCGTACAGATGTACTTGCCACCTTTGCTGTGTTGATGGAAAAAAACCCAAGTTCTTCAACTTGGAAGTCTTCCAGTCAATTACATCGCCAGTGCCTGGTACATATAAATCTATGTGGGCTTTCATTCCATCGTATTCAACTTCAGCTTCGATCATTAACTTATCGTTACCGGCTAGCGCCTTCTCGATCTCTGCGTGGATAGCAGTACCCATAATGGCAGCTAGTTTTAATTGGTTATCATTTGTTTCTGGTTGTTCATTCAATCGGTACCAGACCCTACGACGGCAACCACCAATTTCTGATGGTCCTATCTGTACCTGTGTTGATCGTGACTTCTTAGCATCAGCACTGCGTAGCGCTGTTAGTAGTAGTTCCTTTGGATCAGTAAATTCGCTCAAGTGAATTACCCCTTACAACATTTACTGCTTGGAATAAACCTTTACAGAAATCGCACTCGTGGCAACCATCAACACAAGTAAACGATTCAATATCTTGAGCAAGTGATTCGCGTAAAGCAACTTCATTAAATGAGTTAATGCCAGCGGCCTTGTAACCCATCTCTAGCGCTTCATTAAGCGCGTACTCTCTAGTCTTTTCCATCGCTACCTCCTATAGCTTTTCTTGTACCACCAACTGTAAAGGCTTACCAGTATTGGAGTCAAGAACCGAAGCTATCTCAACAGCACGTCGGGCGTGTCGCTTGAGGTAATCTAAGTCCATAATAGGTTTGCGGATTGAATACAAGTAGCCAAGAGCAAGCTGCCCACCACTACCAATGCCATAAGTTCCGTGATCTGTTTGGAAAAAAGAGAGATCACAAGCAACACGAAAGATATTACCGTTAAAAGCAAAGAGATAATCGAAGCCACCATCTTTATCCACCTTATTCCACTCGTAGTTGTTGTCATTAAACGCTGAGATAATACTAGGTATCACCTTGGCACCCATATAATTTACTGGATTCTCACCGCGATAGGCAGGTGGTTTCCAATTGTAGGTGAGTATATCTCCTGGGCGTATATCGCCGGAAATGCCTATTAAAAACTTCCCCACCTCAACGATCTTGGGTGTACTAGTCGAGGTACTTATTAGGTTGTCCTCTGTGATCTGCGAGTCAGCGCAGAGCACGGCGTAATAGTCCGTTTGGATAGCTGAGATCGTAGTCATACTAGAATTGTACTAGAGTATCGGCGTGTCTTACCAGAGACACGCTACTGGATCGCTACAATATGAGCCGTGAGGCGAATTAAACAGGGTGAGCGCCCCCTTGAGGGGCGCGATAGGGGTACTGTACGGCTACTGCGCTGGCTCCGTCTACCAACCCTGTCAAGAAACAAAGCTACCCTACCACCGGTATTTGGTAGCGACCTTCGGGAGCTAGGCCCAATACACGTTTGTCCTTGTGGCTCCCAAGTCTTTAATGTTATGTGTGCTTTTGAAGACCACGAATTGGTCTGGTATTTCCTTGACGCAACCTGTGTTAACTGTGCTAACCTAGTAACAGTTCCGTGTCCCGTTGACGCGGAATAGGGAGCAGATCTCCCGCAACGAGTGCTGATCCTGGGTACGATGCTAAACTGCCCAACTTTTTGACATAAAAAAAGAACCCCCCACCCCGTAGGGTGGAGGGCCTTTGCCTCGCGTTGCTATGGGTTACTTAGACCCACGACCAAACTCTGCGTTCTTTGGATCCAATGCTTTTAGTAGTGGACCTGCAATAGCAGCAATACCTGCTGTTGCTAGAGCTTTAGGGTCTGTCACACCCGCAAGGTACAGGGCGATTATTGATGCAACTCCGGCACGTAGGTACGTAGCAACCATTGCTTTTAACTTGTTTTTATCCATTAGTTCTCCTTTGGACTTGTTGGTTCTTTCTTCTTAGGTAAAGGTTTAGGAACCTTAGCCTTTACTTTAGAAATCACCGATGGCTTCCCTAACCAGGGAAACCAAGGTGAAGTATCGTGACCGTGCTTATCGTTAATAGAAATATGTAAGTGCTTGTTGTGCTTATTGGAACCGGTGTATTCACGATCTCCTTCATCAGCTCGATCCTTAGACCAGATCTTACCTTGGAAGATCAAGTACTTAACGCGCTTGTCTGCCTTTAGTTGCTGAAATAAATTAGCGCAATCAATACCAGCCAGCTTATCGTGGGTTAGATCCACTGCGTATCCAGTATTGTGATCGCTGTTAGGGCTAGCAGATATGTGTGCCTTGCTAGGCAAGAGTCCGTCGCTAGCCTTCTTGCGCTTCGGACAGTGTGCTGTCGCTTGTCGCAGGACAGCAATAGCGGCAGGTGTGGCTCGTTTGGCAATCATCACAGACATCACTCATTTCTTTTGTATCATCATTTGATAGAGAATCTCCACCTTGGTTTCTAATCTTGTAACGGAATCTTTGAGGCTCGATCCACTATTGGGTTTAAGTTCATTAAGATAATGCTTAACCAGCCAGCGCACTGCACCAATAAAGCCACCAATAATTGTCATTACCGCAACAGCTACCGTTGCATAGTCTTGTGCCTGCATTAGACCGTCCGAATCGTTACTAGTAATGTGCCACCAAAGCCAGAAAACCTTTTGTCTTCTGGTGTTTTGTTTATGAAATCTAGTTCTTCGATCAAACCAAGGTATGACTCATTAGTTCTGAAGTCTTGGACACGAACAGTGTCACCAATGTTTTCAATTGACTCTAGCTGTGACATACGGAAGTAAGAAGATCCTTCGTAGCCAACTTCGTTACCAAACTTATCGCTTTCGTGGTCATAGCAAAATAAGGGATATTGAATAAGTCTCTGGCGTGGTACTGCAGGCAGTGACTTGAGTTGGTATCCAGTAAACAGTGGCCCTTTAAGGACATCTGTAGAGGAACGATTCAAGGTAAACTGAAAGCCAAGATATTCTTGTGAAGTACTTGGATAACTTACGTTAACTTCTGTAACAGTTGCGTTCTGTGCAAAGGCACCAATAAGTACAAAGTTATCAAAGGAGTCAATTGATTGAATACTGATGGCACCATTGGTGGTATCTACGCGAGCTTGGAGTAACTTAAAGATCTTAGTCTCTAGGGTGTTGTAACGGATGTAACCGGTACGCAAGTATCCACTTGCTACTAGGCTAGTAGTTGACTCAGCCCAAGTATTATTACCATTGGTAAAAGCTGCCCTGTCTGAGTTGCCAAAGAAGGCAACCTGACTTGCTGTAGTAGTAGTTCCAGAAGCAATAAGATCCCAAGCCCAAGGGAAGAATAGAGTGCCTGGAATAACTGTTGCTGATAGGTCTACACGGACTAGTCCTGCCTCGCCATCTACAAGAGTTGCGATGTAGGCAAAGCGGTCACGGAAGGCTATAGAGTTACAAGATGCGTCATCAAAGAGCAATGGCCCATACTGGATATCTCCATTGGCATCCGATACACCAACTCTAAATCCTAGATTGGTAGCAAGGATTGCGTAGAGTCCAAGGTATACATCGAAGTCATTGATGCGTTCACCTTGTGGCATATCAATAACAACAGTAGGCGTTAGAAGTTCTGGGAAACCTAAAGAGTTACTATTAGCTGTATCTAGGCCAACCTTAAAGACTGCAGATGATGTTCCATTAGGATCATAACCTGAGATGTAGATAGCCTGCGGTCCTTCAGAGATACTAGACCAGACCCAAGATGTATTAGGATGGGTGTATAAAGCCGCAGGCAAGGCACCAGAGGAGTTATTGGCATCTAGTTCATAGATCTTGTTGTCAATGGCAGCAATAAGGCGCTGCTTAACATAGCGAATAGTGGCACGAGTTGTACTAGTAGCGTTATAGATTTCAGTATCGCTAGTAGTTCCAGCAAGGTTACCTCGGTGGACGTGTGAACCATTGATAAAGAAGTACTGCTTACCATTGGTAGTAAGGCTAAAGATTGTAGATGCTGTGCCAGCCTGTGTGTAGGTACTTGAAGTACCACCAGTTGTAATCTTCTTGAGTGCAGTGCCATCTGTTACTAAGATGCAGTCATTGGTGCCATCATTAACACCGATTAGTTGAGCAGCAGCAGCACCAGCATAGAAGCTGGCTGTGTCATTGAGCAGGGTTGCTTGTCCTCTAGTCCATACATCTAAGCCTTTAGACTCTGTGTATTGGAAGCGTAGTGATTCTTCCTGCTGTGGTTCAAAGTATTTAATACCAGCGCCATAGTGGAAAGATGACTGAGATCGAACCCACCAACCGGTAAGCGTCTGCTCTCCGGCTTCTCTGGTCTGGTCAATTTGTTGCTTGCGATACTGAGCAGTAACACGGCGATAAGGCATCTCATCTGAGTTAGCAAGAAAGAATGGCAAAGCGCCAATTGCTATTTCATAAGCAGGGCCAGTAGGTGTGTAAGTTGTAGATCCTACAGGGTTGGAAAGTACGTAGGGAATACCCTCGGTGATGTCATCGCCATAAGTTGGCATTTAGTATTCCTTAGCCTAGTAGGAGCTGTGCTTCTTGTTCCGTAATTCCTAACTTGACAAGCAATGCAGCCTTATCTGTTGCCTTAGCAGCATCAGCTGCTTCTTTAGCAGCACGATCTGCCTCAGCAGCAGCGGCATCTACTTCGCGCTGTGCGATTTCCTCCGCAGTTAGCGGTACCTCAACAGCAATACCAGTAGCGCAGTTAACTTCGATCTTGATTGGTGTATCAGACATTCTCTATCTCCTTGATTGTATGTGCTTCATTTGAACAGTTCCATTGGCAGGTTGCCTCATCTAGTGTTGCTTCATCGTGGCACTTAGGCGAGATGAAGGCATCACGGGTGGCATCGTAGGTATCGCCAATGCCAGCGTATTTCTTATCTGAATCCATAAAGGTTTCAACCCAAGTGCCACCGATTGAATCAACGAATAATTGGTCGGCAACTATAACCTGAGCAACGATATTGTTTTCATCTAGTTGTGCGAAGTATGTAAAGTTCATTATTTCTCCTTACGCTGCCAAGTAACGAATGATAACTAAACCGCTGCCGCCTGCGCCAGCAGTGCTGCTTGTTCCACCACCACCGCCACCGCCTGTGTTAGCAGTTCCAGCAACGCCACCGCCACCACCACCGCCACCTGTTCCACCTGTACCACTTGTGCCACCGCGACCGCCACCGCCGCCAGCAACATAACCGCTAACGCCTAAGCCTGTTGTTGATAGCCAAGATGAATAAGTGTTAATGCCAATTCCACCGTTACCGCCAGAACCGCTGCTAGGACTTTGACCTACTGCACCAGCACCACCACCGCCAGCACCATCACCAGCACTTGTGCCAGTACCGCCGTTAAAACCTTGTCCAGATGTTGCAGTACCACCCGCAGTTGTATTGCTAAGTGAGCCACCGCCACCGCCACCTGAACCACCATTAGCGCCAGTTTCAGGGCCAGCAGAACCAGCACCTGTATATGAACCACCACCGCCGCCACCAACAGCAGCAGTTAATGAACCAAATACTGAGTTAGTTCCTGATCCGCCTCTTACTTGGGCAACAGGAGCACCTCCTGCACCAATAGTTACAGTTTGCGCAGAAGTTCCAATTGATGTTGTTGTGTAATAAAGACCACCAGCACCACCACCACCACCAGCCCAGCCACCACCTGCACCGCCACCTGCGACAACTAAGACATCGCAAGATAAAGCTGTTGCAGGTGTAAAGGTGCCTGAGCTAAGAAATGCGTGGTACCAATAAGTACCATCGGTCTGAATAATTGAACCGCCAGTTGCCTTTGGTGCCTTTGTTGGGGTAGTGCCAAGGGCAGATACGCCGTAAAGGGAGAAGGTTGAGTGTTGTTGAATTGTTCCAAGTGCTGAAATACCAATAGATGTAATTGCAGCAGTA